AAATGAATTTGGATTACAAAGATCATCATGATTTATTATCATCTGATGACTCTTATACAATTTTCTGCCCAGAGATTGGAAAAAAAACCAAAGGGTCAACCAGAGTTGATGCTACTCTAGCTAAAGTGAAAATCGCCATGTTTCTGAAGTGCCAACAGGTCTCTGAATATTTGTTCAACTGCAGAACATCTAAGGTCAAATCCAGCATTAATCCATTAATTGGTGAGTTCAATTCTTTATTCATAAGTAATATGACATTCATACCAACATTATTTAAATATTGTCTATCTTCAGTTCACCCCGTGAATACTGACTCTTTTTTTAGAATGGTGAAAGAATCATATAGTTCATCAAGACAAATTGTGGAAAATGGAGGATCACTGGAATTATATTATTTGTCTTCACTAATGAACAAAGAATTTTGTGAATCAATTTACCACACTTATAAAGGGGGAGCTAATGATCTGAGTCAACTAGGTTTGTACAACGTACCATATCACATGGGACATTTTCCTATATTTGACCCTGCTTTGATGGTCATTTTTGGCCCAGAGTACCATAATTATTTGCTGTACAAGAAAAATTGGTCCCTCTTAAATGATGATGAGAAACATTTCTTTATCGTAAGTCACAAGATCATCAAGGGAGGGTTAGTGGAAACTATGGCAGAGTTCGAAAACGGTGATACTGTGTTGGGTGGATTATTAAGGATAGAAGCTCAAGTTGGACCGGTGAAACAATTAGAAAGGATAAGGAAGAATTCTCTGATGTCTAGAGAAGATTTGTCAGAAATGATTGAAAAGAATCCAATGCTCATTATATTAAAGCCAAAAAGCCTGGATGAAGTTATTTTCAAAACCACACATAAACTGTATACAACAGGATCCAAGGAAGCTTTGAAGAACTTAGCAGCTTCAATTTTTTATGGGAGAGTTTCTGCAACTGTCTCAGCAAATGCATTTCACATTCCTCACACAACTGAATCTCCCACCACCTATTTAAACTGTGTGAAAACACTATTAAATGAATCCACTATAGTGAATTTTGAAGAGCATATTAAGTTTATTTATCCTAAATTTGGGGATTATGATGTTTTTGCTGATAAAATTACTTCAAACTTGGTTTATTATGTCAGAAGCCCACTAGAAATCCAAACTATACAAACCCTTGTCACACACAAAATATACACAAAATTACTCCATTCTGTTCCAGATGTTTTGTCCTACCTTTGGGGGTTCAAAGAAATTCCAGAGAGACTGATTAGTAAAGTCCAGAGAGACTTTGATTTGATTAAAATTCATTTTCCCTTAATTAAGGATACATTAGACGAAACATGTGATCAATTCTCTGGAGAAAAATCAAACCAAATAAAATCAGTTTTAATGCTGATATTAAAACTATACTCTCTAAGGGATAGAAATTTCAAGGGAGTGATATTTGGATATGGTTCAAATGATGTTATTAAAACCTATTCCACTTTACTGGAAAAAAACATGGCTATAGCAAACACTGCAGAAATAGTAGAGATTCAGAATTTGACCAGGACTACAAGGAGCTTTGAAAAGATATTCTGTGCTCATAATTACACAATATTAAGTGAGTTTTCTGAATCAAAAATTTCATACAATATGTGGGTGGATGTGACAGAAGAGGATTTGGTGATGTTTTTCCAAGACCCAAGAACTAGTAGGACAATAAAGAAAAGAGTGTTTATGTGTGCTGTCACTAATGGATTCATTAAGAATGCTGAAGAGTGGTCATCAAAAGTGGGAATGATTCTACACTATTGGCACAAAAAACAAAAGAGAGTACAAGGAGAGTACAAAGGGACTTTTAACATAACTCTGTTTATGGGTAACCATAAACTGAATTGTTATTACAATTCACGATCTGACACCTACAATTTCATAAAAACTAATCTTGATG